TTAGTTAATACAGGAAAAGAATTAGAAAATTTACAAGTAAGATTAAAGTTTTTACTTAAAGATACAAACGAGGGTGCAAAAGCTTTTGACAACATGGTTAAGTTTGCATCTAAAGTTCCTTTTTCATTACAAGAGATACAAGCTGGTTCTGGTATTCTTGCAACTGTTACAGATAATGCAGATGATCTTCAAAATATGTTGGAGATTACAGGTAATGTTGCGGCTGTAACAGGTTTAGATTTTAGAACAGCATCAGAACAAATTCAAAGATCATTTAGTGCTGGTATTGGTGCGGCAGACTTATTCAGAGAAAAAGGTGTTAGAAATATGCTTGGCTTTAAAGCTGGTGCAACAGTTTCAATAGAAGAAACAGTAGCGGCTTTTGAAAAAGTATTTGGTAGAGATGGTAGATTTGGTAATTCAACAGATGAACTAGCAAAAACATTTGAGGGTACTCTCTCAATGATTGGCGATAAAATATTTAACTTTAAAAAAGTTTTACTTGAAGCTGGTTTGTTTGAAGAACTTAAAAAACAATTTGGTGATTTAGATAAATTTTTAGAGAGCAATGGAGAAAAAATAGATATTATTGCAGAGAAAATAGGTAGAGGTTTAGGAGTAGCTTTTAAAGGTTTGGTAGATACACTTAAATTTTTAAAAGATAATATAGATTCAATAGTATTTGCTTTAAGTGGTTTGATAGCTTTAAAAGTTGCTGTATTTTTTAAAGGGGTAGCAACTGCTATTGCTGGAATGACTATAGCCATGAATGGATTTAACATGGCTACAAAAAGAAATATTATATTTGGAAGTATTACAGTTTTTGCTTCTGCTATGGGATTCTTAATTCATAAATTTAAAGAATTCAAAGGAGAACTAAATGCAGAACTACCTACATTTAAAGAATTAGATGCTGATATAAAAAGATTAGAAAAAAGTTTAGAATCAGCAACAGGTCAATCTAAAAAAGGCATTAAAAATCAACTTACACTTAAAAAATCCCAATTAGCACAATTAGAAACAGAATTAGGATTATTACATATGCAAAACACTACTCACATGAGAAGTAGAAATTTACAATTAGACATTTTAAATTCAAAAGAAGAAATAACAAAAGAAACACAAAAAGCATTTCATATATTTGAATCACATCATAAATTAGTAAAAGCTGTTGAAAATGCCGAAAAACAACGAGCAGATAGATTAATTGGTTCTAATAGAAATATATTTGAAGAAACTAGAGAATTAATAAGTCTCCAAGAAAATGCAGAACAAAAAAGAATAGAAAAATTAATCAATGGTAATAGAAATGTTTTTGAAGAACAATTAAAAGTAGCAGAACTGTTTAAAAAAGATAAAGGTGCATTTGATGGATTTAAAGAAGGACTTGAATCAGAATTTGATGTTACAATATTTGATAGATTTAGAGAAGCTGGACAATCTTCTTTACAATCTTTGAAAACAAGTATTTCTGATTTTGTTATGACAGGAAAATTAAGTTTTAAAACTTTAAAAGAAGCAATAATTAAATCATTAGTAGAAGCATTAGTAGGTCATGCAGTAACATCAGCTTTAAAAAAGGCAACAGAAATTTTTAAATTACAAGCTATTAGAGAAGGCTTAATATCGGTTTTTAAAGCCGCATTAAAAACTTTTGCATCTATACCTTTTCCATTTAATATTGCGGCGGCTGGTGCAACAGTAGGTGCTGGTATGAAATTAGTTGATAAGATAAAAGGTTTTGAATCAGGTGGTGCAGTTAGAAAAGGTCAACCAACAATCGTAGGTGAAAAAGGTGCTGAAATGTTTATACCTAATACATCAGGACAAATAACACAAACTGCTAGAGGTTTAGGTTCAGGTGCAGTAAATGTAAACTTTACCATAAATACTGTTGATGCAAGAGGATTTGACCAATTATTAGTTTCAAGAAGAGGAACTATTACAAGAATAATAAATGAATCAGTAAATGAAAAAGGAAGGACAGCTTTAATATAATGTCAGGTGCATTTCCAATATCCTCTGCTGGTTTTGAAGTAGCAACTATTAGATCAGAGCAAAAAACTTTAATAAGCAAATCTCAAAGTGGAAAAAGATTAGTCAGACAAATAGATAGTCAAAAATTTAGTTTTACTGCTTCAATTATTACAGCTAAAAGATCAGATGTTTATGGTGAACTTATGGCCTTTATAATTAAACAAAGATCAGGTAAAGAAACTTTTACTTTAGTACCACCAGAAATATCTTCAACAAGAGGAAGTGAAACAGGAACTTTACTTGTCAACGGAAGTCATACTGCTGGTGATACAACTATTGCTATAGATGGCCATGCTTCTGATGCTTCTGGTGTTTTAAAAGCTGGAGATTTTATTAAATTTGGCCACGACAAAGTTTATATGATTGTTTCAGATGTAACAAGTTCTTCTAATGCAAGTACAATAACTATTGAACCTCCTATTAGATCAAGTTTATCTGATAATGAATCTATTACATATAATTCTGTTCCATTTACTGTTTTTCTTAAAAATGATCTTCAAGAGTTTGGTGCTGTTAGTGCAGATAAAGATGGAAATGTTTTATACAAATTTGAGTTAGATGTAGAAGAATCTTTATAATGAAATATAAAGTCACATATTGGCTAAATGCAGATTTTGTAGCTGAAGAAATTATTGATGAAGAAAATATAAATTTTAAAAATAATGATTTAGGCCAATATAATGAGCCTACCAAAAATGCAAAATTTAAGGTATTAGATAGTATAAAAATAAACAGAAGAAGTTACGAAAAACATGACACGAGGATTAACAACAACCTTAAAAAATGAACTTGCAACTAACATATTAAGACCTGTTCATCTAATTACTATAAATTTTTCTACTCCACAAAATTTTACTGATTGTTCATTTGATTTAACAAGTTCAATTTCAGGTGTCTCAACAACATATACATCAACAGCTTTTATTAGAGATGTTTCAGAATTTACAGAGGAAGTTGGTGTTTCAAAATCTTCAATAAGACTAGGAATATCAGGAGTTGACACAAGCTTAATATCAGTTGCCTTAAATGAAAATGTTGTAAATGATGAAGTAAAAATATTTAGAGGTTTTTTAGATTCTTCTAATGATTTAATAAGCGACCCATTCTTATTATATGATGGAAAAATAGATAAATTAGAAATTACAGAGTCACAAGATACAACTGATTTAATATTTAGTATTGTTTCTCATTGGGCAGATTTTGAAAAAAAAGCTGGTAGAAAAACAAACCCAAATTCACAACAAAGATTTTTTTCAAGTGATAAAGGTATGGAATTTTCTGCTTTAACAGTTCAAGATATTAAATGGGGAAGGGAATAGTGGAGATTAGAAAATGGGAAAAGAAAGATGTAGAAGATTTAATTTTATTAAGCAAGACTATGTGGGAAGAAAGTATGTATAGAGATATATCATTTAGCGAAGAAAGATTGAGAACACAATATAATTATCTTTTATCAAAACCATTTAAAGGTATGGGATTTGTAGCAATAGAAGATAATAATATGATAGGTGCTATTGTTGTTATGTTGTCAAAATATTTTTTTAGTGATGAAATTTTTTGTTTTGATTTAGGTTTTTTTATTGACCCAAAAAAAAGAAAAGGTATTAGAACACCTTTAAAACTTGTTGAAGAAGCTAGTAAATGGGGTAAAGAAAAAGGTGCAAAAGAATTTAGACCAGCTTCAAGTGTAGGTGTTAGAATAGATAAGATAGAAAAATTTTACAATTTTTTAAATTTTAAAACAGTAGGTAATGTATTTAGTAAAAGGTTATAATTATGTGTCCAAATCCGATTGATATTATAGATGATGCAATAGATTTTATTTCAGATATTGTTGAAACAGCCATTGGTTGGTTATTTGAAATTCCTGAAATACCAGAATTTGGAGAGGGAGACTTTGATCAATTTGAAAGAGGATTACTATTTAATAAGCAAAGTAATGATGCTTCTATTCCTTTAATATATGGTGAAAGATTAGTTGGAGGTACAAGAGTATTTTTAGAAACTTCTGGTGACACCAATGAATTTTTATATATGTGTATTGTTATGGCAGAGGGTGAAATAAACTCTATTCAAGAAGTAAAAGTTGATGATAAAGTAGTTATTTTTAATTCATCTGGCGGAATACCAACAAATATTGTTGGCGATAATGTTCAATTACAAGTAGATGGAACAGATACAAACTTTTTTAAAGCTGACCCAGCAGTTGAAGACTCAAGTGCAGAATCAACAATAACTATAGAAGCGCACTATGGAAGTGATAATCAATCTGCATCATCATTATTGCAAGAATTGTCATCATGGACAACAGACCATAGGCTCTCTGGAATCTGTTATCTTGCTCTAAAATTTAAATGGAATCCTGATGTTTTTTCTGCAATACCAAAAGTTCAAGCTAAAATACAAGGAAAAAAAATAGTTACATTAGATGCTAGTTTAAATGAGTCGTCTCCAACATATTCTACAAATCCAGCTTTTTGCATTTTAGATTTTTTAAGAAATGAAAGATACGGAAAAGGTATTGATACTAATGATTTAGATTTACAAAGTTTCAGAGATGCTTCACAAGTTTGTATAACACAAGTAACGCCATATAGTGGTGCAAGTGATATTAATATTTTTGACACCAATGCTGTATTAGATACCTCAAAAAAAATTATAGATAATTTAAGAGAGTTGATTAAAGGTTGCAGAGGTTTTTTACCTTATACAGGAGGAAAATATTCATTAATAATTGAAACAACAGGAAGTGCATCAATTACTTTAGATGAAGATGATATTTTTGGTGGTATTAAATTAGAAGGAGAAACTAAGGCAACAAAATATAACAGGGTAATTGCACAATTTGTAAATCCCGATAGAAACTTCCAAGTAGATCAAGTTCAGTTTCCACCTATTGATGATTCAGTATTAGCAAGTGCAGATCAACACGCAACTATGAAAGCAGAAGATGGTGGCTTTTTATTAGAAAGAGTTTATGATTTTAGAACAATTACTTCTCCATATCAGGCAGAAGAAATGGCTGAAATAATTTTAAGAAGATCAAGAACTGCAAAAAAATTAGTTTTAAATGCAAGTGCAAAAGCTTATGATCTATCAGTTGGTGAAATTGTTAATATTACATATTCATCATTTGGTTTTTCATCAAAACCATTTAGAGTACAAAATATCACTTTCAATCAAGATTTTACTGTTGGATTATCTTTATTAGAACATCAAGATAGCATATACAGTTGGGCATCAAAAAAAATACAACCAACTATTCCAGCAACAAATTTACCAAATCCTTTTTCTGTTACTCCACCAGCTATTAATGCAACAGATGAATTAGTAGAATTATTTGATGGTTCAGTAGTTTCAAAACTTATAATTACGATAAATGGTTCAGACAAATATGCAAATGAATATGAAACAGAATACAAAGAAACTACATCATCAAACTTTAGATTAATTAGGAGAGGAACTAATAAAATTGTTGAAAAATATCCTGTAAAAGAAGGTATAGTTTTTGATATAAGAACAAGAGCGATTAATGCTTTAGGAGTAAAATCTGCTTTTACAACAATACAACATGATGTAAATGCCGCTTTTGACCCTCCTAGTGATGTTACTAATTATGCTATAGACGTGGTTGGTGATAAACTAAACCATACCTTTGATGCAGTAAGTGATCTTGATTTAGATTTTTATGAAATAAGATACTCTTCAAGCACAACAAATACTGTTTACGGAAACACAACAGTTTTAGTTCCAAGAATTGCAAGACCAGCAACTTCAATTCAAACTCCATTTGTAGGAACAGGAACTTACTATATAAAAGCAGTTGATAAATTTGGAGTAAGATCAACTAATTTTGCAAGTGTAGTAATATCAACACAAGTTCTTTCAGAAATTATTGAATCTGTTCAAACAATTACTGAAGAAACTTCTTTCTCAGGTACAAAAACAAATTGTGTTGCTACAGATGATGTATTAATTTTAGATACAGGGAACTTTGATTCTGGTTCTGGAAATTTTGATGATGGACTTGGTCTATTTGATGGTGGACAATCAACAGTAGTAACTTCAGGAAGTTATGAATTTGCAAATAGTTTTGATTTTGGAAATGTTTTTAAATTTAAAGTTTTACTAAATAATTTAAATGTAGATAATTTAGAATATGTCGATAGCTTCGATTCTGCAAGTGGTAACTTTGATGATAGACAAGGTTTATTTGATGGAGACTCAAATGCAACAGTAGCAACTAATGTTCAACTTCAAATATCTACTTCACAAGATAATAGTACGTTTACATCTTTCACTAATTTTAAAGGTGGAGATTATGTGGCAAGAGCAGTTAAATTTAAAGCTTTATTAACTTCATCAGATTCAAGTTCAACTCCAAAAATAAACAATTTATCTTTAAAATTATTTTTACCAAAAATGACAGTTAGAGAGTCAAATGTTTCAAGTACGACAAGCACTTCAGGAAAAGTAATAACATTTTCTCCTTCTTTTTATGGAGTTCCATCAGTTACAGTAATAGGACAAAACATGTCAACAGGTGATTTTTTTACAGTAACATCAAAAACCAGATCAGGATTTACTATTGAATTTTTTAATTCAAGTGGTAATACTGTTGATAGAACATTTGATTATTCTGCAAACGGAATAGGTATGCAACAATAAGTAAAAGGAATATTTTTTTATGGCACAGCACGATATGAATATAGCCAATCAAGGCTTTCCAGCAACGAGAACAGATATTAACAACGCACTTTCAGCTTTAAATTCAATGCACTCTGGAACTTCAAGACCAAGTGGTGCAACAACGGGTACTATGTGGTTAGACACAACAAACTCAGGCTCTAATAGTTTAATTATGAAATTTTTTGATGGTTCAGATGATATAACTTTAGCAACAATAGATACTTCAGCAAACACAGTTAATTTTTCAGATTCAGCTTTAGCAAGTGATGTTGTTATTAGTACATCAGGTGCAGTTTCAACAACAGGTGCATTTACAGCGAATGGCACAATAAAACTAGAT